TTCTCCGAAGTTGCGGGGTTGGCCGATCATCTTCACGTCGGCATCAAAACGCTCTAGGACTGACGCCGGACCGCGCAAGTACACTGGAATCTCTGGGCAATACTCGCGGATAGATGCCAGCATCACCGCCAGGTTCTTACCGTGGACGGTGCTGATGGCAATGGGCGCTATCACTTCGCCTTGTTCCTCGCGGAGATGGCCTTCGCCTTGGCCTTGGCGTCTGCCTTGGATGATGCGCCCCAGGCATTCAGACTCAACAGCAATCGGGTTGGCTTACCGTCTTTCATTTCAGGACCAGAGTTGCCAGCCATACGCGCTAGGAATGACGCCCGACGCGGGTTGTCTCCTGACTTCACTGGTGGCTTGATGTCCTGGCCTGCAGCTTTCAAACTGGCGCGTCCCTTGGCATTCAACCCACCTTTGGGGTTCTGCCCCTCCTTGCGTTGCCAGGCCGCGGTCACTTCTTCACCGGCTTGGCCGTCTTAGCCGCCTTGCGAAAGTCGGCCGCGCTAGGCGCTGCCTTTGTGCCAGGCTTGTTCATCTTCTCGCCAGAGCCAGCCGCGATACGTTTCTGCTTGGCGTTGATGTTTGCATACAGTCCAGGTTTTTTCATTCTTCCACCCCACCCTCTAGTTGCGTGTCCATAGGCGCTTCATTGTCTGCACGGCCATCGTTCGGGCCTCCTGTAACCCAAGCATCGCACGTTCTAGTAGCTGCGCACTTGAAGTCGAAAATCTCGCAATAGCCGAGGTCAGCGAGTCGTATAGTTCCCCAAGGATCTGCTTCATTTCCAATTCCTTTCGCAATGCACTGCTTGATTGAGTCCTGCACGTTGAACGCCGCGCAGTTTCCGCATACGCTCTTCTTCGCGTCATCCACGCTCACGTCCCAGGTGTCGGCCTTCTTCTTCCAGTAGGCTGTGTTCGGCAGCGCTGGATTCTCAGGGCCGTAGGCGGCAGTAGTGATCGCCTTCGCCCGATTCTTCAGATTCAGCACCACGTCCTGGGTAGGTGTAGGACACTTCGCTACCTCTTTGGCTGGCGTCATCATCTGATTCATTGCCGCCTGGTACTTGCCAGGAACGTCGCGGGTTTGCGTTGCCATTACATCTTCTCCTTCATAGGCTTGGACTTACCAGCCTCAGAGAGAGCAATAGCAATCGCTTGCTTGGGATTCTTCACGACGCGCTTGGTCATGCCCGAGTGCAATTTCCCAGACTTGTACTCACCCATAACCTTTGCAATCTTCTTCGCGGCTTTCGTAATCTTCATAGAGAACTCCTTCAGTTGGATGCGTAATTATGCTACTCGCGGAAGATTTCTGCGCAGTGGCTTATTCCAGGATACTTTAGCACCGCCAAATGCTCCGATCACCGCGTCGGACGCAAACGTCAGGCAGAACGCGTCTGCGCGGTCCGGACTCGGGAAACCGCGCTTCCTGATCTCGTCCTTGCCCTCAATCTGAATCTTTCCGGAACTGGTGAACGAATACCGTACGATGGCGAGTTCACTGACCAAAGCCTCGTCTTTGGGCATCTTGCAGTCCCGTCCCTCCAGCCAGGCTTTTGCCTTGTGCCACAACTCAGCCTTCAGATTCCGGTACGTCGCGCCCATAGCTGGACTCTCAGACACGTTGATGCCGCGACAGGGAAGATTCAACTCTTTGAGCCTGTCAACCACTCCCGCGCCCAAACCAATTGAATCCACCAGGATCTCCATAGGACGCTCGCTTGGTGGCAAAGCCTCATACTCGGACACCACAGCGCCCGTGAGTTGCATCAGGTCCAGATTCTTCCAGGTCTTGATTGGCTCGGTCACGGCGTTACCTTTGCGCTTGCAGAGTGCCGACCTGTCACTTCCAAACCGCGCGACGTCCAGACCCCAGACCATTGGCGCTGACTGGCTTGGCTCAACGTCTCGCTGCTGCGCCATCTCCAGCAACTCCATAGGGATGACAGTATCGTCATCTGAGCGCGGGAACTCTCCCAGTACCCTGATCCGGTAGGCGTTGCTCTCCTCACCGTAGCGTGCCGCCATCTCCCCGAGGTATGCCTCTGAGACGCGGGGAGAGTCGGCGCACGACACCTTCATCGTGATCCAGTCATCCTTCAGTCGGTTGTGGGTGTCGTAGAAGAAACCTGTGGAGCGAACTGGATTACCGAGTAGCAGCGTCACCGCCTTGTGACCCGACATAGAACCGGCTGCAGCCTCAAACACCGCCTCGGGGATACCGGATGCCTCGTCTGCCACCAGCATGACGTTGTCGCTGTGGACCCCTTGCAGTGCTTCGGGCTGCTCTGCTCGGCTGGTCCTGGCCGAGATAAACGCCTCGTTGGGAGCTTCCTTCACCTCGACCCTGTCCTGCTTGACGTCCAACTGGTCAGCGAGCATAGGCGGTAGCTGCTTAACCCAACGCTTCAGTTCCGCGAACAGCGCATCGTAAAGCTGGCTTGACGTTGGCGCTGTAACGACAATCTTTACAGGGAACCGCAGGAACAGATACCAGAGCATTGACCAGGCGCTGGCGGTTGACTTTCCTACGCCGTGGCCGGAGCGTACGCTAATGCGTCGGTTGCCTGCCGCGATGTGATTCAGAAACTCTACTTGCCAAGTATCAGGCTCGGTGTTCAGCACCTCGCGCACAAACAGCACAGGGTCGTTTCGGTAGCGCAGGGCGAACTCAATAAACGGGTTCTCGGGAACTTCCAAATTTTTTTTTGTAGCCATAGTGCGCAATCAGGTAGGGGGTAGGGGGTCAGGGGAATCGGACATTCGGTAGGTGTTTAGGTGCTGCCACAACCGCCCCGCCGCCACGGCCAGACGGGGGGGTCGGACGGCCACGGTCAGGTTAGTTTGTGCATCGAACAAACAATCTACAGCCTGTGGATAACTCAGCACGCTGCGCGTCCCCTCTGACGCTGGGCTATGGTGCGCGTAACACGTTGATTCCATTGATGATTATGCTGATCGTCAGCACTAATCCCACAATGTGTATTTGATACAGTGTCCATTATGTGAAGTTAGAACGGGTGTTTATGGGTGTTTATGCTTAATCTTTAAGCAAATGCACTCAATCTGTGGATAACTTTGGCATCTGGTCTGTGGATAACTGCTCAACCACTTCGACGTGGCGCAGCGCCTCCATGCGTAAACCCTGGATGCTGATGTTGACCGACTGCGCTTTGTCAGTGCCGTATGTCTTCCGATCCCACCTCTCGGCCAGCCACTGGCGCGTTCGGATGCGCTGCACGTCGCGCTGGCCGTTGTCCACGTCCATGCTGTCCGCTATGGTGAGTGTCTCGCAGGCTAAATGCGAGGCCGCTTCCACCCGCGCGCGCGTTATTTTAGCCTCATAGTCATTATCTTCGATCCAGGTATCGAGCGCACGCCGTCCGACGCCTAGGCCACGGCATATGTCTGCCTTGCTACGCCCTTCCTCAAACATCGACAGGATCAACTCGTCATCGATGTCCTCCAGCAGCGCGATATCGGCTCTAACTTTCGGATTCCCAGGCATTACATGACCCTCCAAGCGTTTTTCGTTGTGGTAAGCACCCTACGCACCACCTCGTCCCATAAATCACGTCCTGCGCTCATTCTTAGCCCTTTCTGCTGCCTTTGTGTCAAATAACTTGCCGCCCTTGAATGGTTTGCTGATATCAATGTCGTTTGGCATCTCCTCAAACCCGCTGGAGCCTTGCGGCGTCACGGGAACCATTGTCGTACCAGGAAGTGCCGCTTTGATCTCGCGTACCTGAGTCAGCGTCGGACCCGTCATCACCACTTCAAGTTCTGCAAGTGTCCAGATCGACCTCGCGCCTGGCGCTTTGCGGAACTGCTCGTACCAGGTCGCCATCTGTTTATCCCTGACAACAACCATCAGGCTCCCGTCTGTCATCCGGTGTTCCATGCAGTCGATTTTAGGCATCTGCCCAATGCCTGACTCAGTCGCCCACCTAGTGAGCGCCTTGTACGCCGCGACCATTCCCCTAATGGCCTTCTCTAGCCGTTCCTCGTCCCGCGCCTGGCTGGCCTCCCAGATGCGCTCCCGCTGCGCGTTGAACTTCCTGCGGAACTCAGGCTCCACCAGATAGATCACTCGGTCAATGCCCCAGGTCTTCTCATGCTCTAGCTTTGCCATCTCCATGTCCACCATGAGCGAATGCTGGAACACCTTGAACGGGTCAGACGGGAACTCATCCCTATCCGTAAGTTTCTTCGTTGCCATCCTCAACTCCTCATCTAGTCAACTTCACCATA